CCTTTAGTTCAAGATTCTGGTCATTTTTCAACGGCAGAAGAACAAATTAAAAGCGTTGCAAAAAAAGCTGATTCATTAAAATCAGCAATTACTTCTGCATATAAAAAAGTTGCAGATTTAAATGGTGGTAATTTGCCAGTTGATGGAACTGTATTAGGTAAAAATGCACTCGATAGATTAAATGCTGAAAATGATTTGATTTATTTAACAGACCATGAAGGTAAACCCGAAGGTACTGGTGGAAAAATATTAAAACAAATACAAGATTATGCAAGCGGAAAAGTTTCAATGAATTTTTCAAAATTTGAAAAACTTAGAAGTGATATTGCAACAATTCAACGGTCACCATCTGTAGATGGAACAATTAAACACGCATTAGGTTTAATTAGAGATGAAATGGAAAACTTGCCAATACCAGAAGGTGCAACTGCTGAATTAAAAACAGCGGCTGATGAAGCACGTTCTTTAGCAAGACATGAAAAACAAATGCAAGATGAAAATAGTCCTTTATATAATGAAACTTATGCAGATTTTAAAAATGGAAAATTAAGTCCTGATAATTTTAATTCTTCATATATTATTAAAGCAAAAAATAAAGAGTTAGCTAATTATATTGATTTAATTAAAGATGACCCTGTTGCAATGCAAAATATGCAAGCTGGCGTGTTAAATCATATAAGAACTGAATCAACTAAATCTGGAAATGGTTTTAGTGCAACTACATATAACAAAATTATTAAAAATTTAGAAGATAACAAAAAGTTGGATTTAATATTTTCACCAGAAATGATTAAAAAATTAAAGAATTTTGGTGAAGTAGCTGATGCAGCATTTAATTTGCCTGTTGGTCATCATGTAAGTATGTCAGGAACTGGCGGTTCATTAAGAAAATTCTTTACTCAACAACAGCAAGAAAATAAACAAGGAAGTGAAAATGCAGGTAATTTAGTTGCTGGTGCTATTGATATAGCAACGGGACTTCCTGTGGCATCAACTGTAAATAAATTGTCTAAAAATGCAGAAGCAACAGCAGCATCAATGGCAGAAAAAGAACGTAATAGACTTAAATATGAATTTGGTGCTGGCATGAGTAGCGATACAATGCGTAAACAATTATTAACAAAAACACTTCCTAAAGCAGCTACAAAAGCAGCAGTATATGGAGTTGGGGCAAATATGCTTCCTGCAACTTCTAATGTTGTTAATTTATTATCAAATATAGGTAAGGAATAAAAATGAGCGTTAATCTATCCCCAATCGGAAACGGAATATCGTTTTTAGATAACACAGGCCAACCTTTAGCTGGTGGTCTTTTATATACTTACCAAGCTGGTTCAAGCACACCGCTTACATCTTACACAGACGTTAATGGTCTTATTCCTAACGCTAATCCTATTGTTATAGGTACAGATGGTCGTTTACCTAGCGAGTTATGGTTTCAAGCTGGTTATAACTATAAGCTAGTATTAAAAGATTCTGTAGGCAATTTGATTGCTACTTACGACAACATTTACGGCATTATTGGTAGTATTCCTGTAGCACCATCATCATTCACTACTGGCATGATTATGTTGTGGTCTGGTGCAATTGGTTCTATTCCTAGCGGATGGAATTTGTGTGATGGTACTAATGGTTCACCTGATTTGCGTGATAGATTTGTTATTGCTGCTGGTGGTTCTTATTCAGTAGGTCAAACAGGTGGTAGTGCAGATAGTATTGTTGTATCACATACACATACTGCTATTGTTACTGACCCAGGCCATAATCATACATATCAAGAAGCAACAGGATTGCAACCACAATCAGGAAGCTCAACTCAATGTTTAACATCTTTAACAACAGCAAATACTTCTACAGCAACAACAGGAATTACTGTTGCTAACCAATCAACAGGTACAAGCGGTACAGGTGCAAACATTCCACCTTACTATGCACTTGCTTACATCTTTAAACTATAGGGCTTATCATGGATTTTCAAACTATCGTCAACTTTGGTTTAACTACAACAAGTTTAGTTGTAGGTTGGTTTGCAAGAGAACTATGGGCTGCGGTTAAAGAATTAAAAGCTGATTTAGCTCATTTACGCGAAGAACTACCAAAACAATATCTTGCTAAAGATGACTATCGTGATGACATTCGTGAAATTAAAGATATGTTAAGCAAGTTGTTTGATAAAATTGATAATAAAGCAGATAAATGAACTTTACTAAATTAACCGAGATGATGTTTCCTGTGCTTGTATTAAGCATAGGATGGTTGCTTTCTCAAATTAGTGATATTCAACATAACATCACAGTATTAAATAGTAAAATCAGTCTTGTTGTTACTAGCGACAATAATCAAGCAGTAAATACAGGTGCAGAGTTAGCTCGTGAAAAGTTACGCATGGACTTAGAAAAAGATATTCAAAAGAATCGTGATGATATTGGTATTAATCGTGAAAACATTGCAATTTTACAAGAACGTATTAATAGGATAGTTAAATAATGTTTACTCTTCTCACTACAATTGTTTCATTCTTATCTGGTGGTTTTCCTAAAATACTAGAATACTTCCAAAACAAGTCTGATAACAAACATGAACTAGAAATGGCTCAATTGCAATTCACTCAACAACTAGAATTACAAAAGTTGGGCTATGTTGCACAAAAAGACTTGGAAGAAATTAAGTTTAGCGAAGTTCAAGAGCAAACAGCATCATCAGACCTTATTGCTGCGCTTGCAAACGATTCTGCATCAGCAGTTGGTGCAAGCACATGGGTAATTAATATTCGTGCGTTAGTGCGCCCAGCAATCACTTTTGGGTTATTTGCAATCTTCTTATTCGTAGAGATATTTGGATGCTGGTATGCTTATTATAACGGTGTTAAATTTGATGCGGCACTTCCACTTTTATGGAATACAGACACACAAACAGTTTGGGCTTCTATTTGTGGGTTTTATTTTGGTTGTAGGCATTTTAATAAATAATGATTGGCGTTTACGCAATAATACATAAACCAAGCAATAAATTTTATGTTGGCAGTTCTGTAAGCATAAAGGATAGAATTGCAACACATAAACGTGAACTTAAAAGAAATTCACATCATTGTGACCATTTGCAAAGAGCTTGGAATTTGTACGGTGAAAATGAATTTGAATTTAAAGAATTTATTGAAACTAAAGATTTGCAAAAAGCTAGACAAGTAGAGCAGTTATATATTGATTTGTTTTTTAAAGACAAATTATTTAATACTAAAAATAAAGCTATTGGTGCTGCGTCTGGTGAATTAAATCCAGCTAAAAAAGATAATTGGCACATGAAATCTGTAATGCAAAACGTATCAGATGAAGAACGTAAACGCAGATATGGAAAAATGTTAGGTACTAAAAACAGCGATAAAACAAAAGAATTAAAATCTTTGGTGTCTAAAGCAAGATGGTCTAATAAAGAAGATACTGAAAAAAGAAAACAAGCTATGAAGGGAAAGCGCAAAAGCGTTACTTGTCCCCATTGTAAATTAATTGGTGCTGGTGCAAATATGAAAAGGTATCATTTTGATAATTGCAAAAACAAATGAAAACATCTCAACGCGGTCTAGAGCTAATTAAAGCGTATGAAGGCGTTAGGCTTAAACCTTATCGTGATTGTGTTGGTCTGTATACCGTGGGTGTTGGGCATCTCATTGGCGATGGTACTGTTTTACCTGATAGCTGGAATCGCACATTTACTTTAGGAGAGGTCAATGACTTATTGGTTGCAGATGTCAGAAAATTTGAACTTGGATTGGCAAGATACGTTGATGTTGAACTCAGCCAAAATCAGTTTGACGCTATTATTGATTATTGCTTTAATCTCGGTCTTGGAACATTTCAGCGGAGTTCCGTCAGGCAAGCGATTAATCGTAGAGATAAAGCAGGCGTTGTTAGAAATCTACTTAGATATAACAAAGCTGGTGGCAAAGTTATTCCGCAATTAGATAACAGACGTAAAGCAGAAGCACTATTATTTTTATCATAAGGAATTATCATGGCAACAAATTTTAAATTTAACGCAGAAAAACCAGCAATTCGTAGCGAGAAAAAAGAATACGCTATTGAACGTGAGTGGAAAAAAGAACGTGAACACGTTATGGCTTTAGAAAAAGAGTTAAAAAAGCACGAAAAAACATCTTTACAAGAAGCACATCCTTTGCCTAATATGCGAAAGTAAATCGCATTAGGGGTATAACCCAATGAAAATACTTGTATTACCAGATGTGCAAGCTAAAGAAGGTAACGATTTTGCTTTTCTTACGGCAATCGGAAACTTTGTATTAAAAGAACGCCCAGATGTATTTATTTGTATAGGCGATTTTGCAGACATGGAAAGTTTAAGCTCTTATGACGTAGGTAAAAAGTCATTTGAAGGTCGTAGTTATCAAAAAGATATTTGGGCGGCTAGAGAAGCAATGGATGCGCTCCTAAAGCCTTTATATGACTTTAATGCCAAAGCAAAGAAAAACAAAGAAAAACAATATCGACCACGAATGATAATGACGTTAGGAAATCATTGTCAACGTATAAATACTGCAATCAATAATGATAGAAAACTTGAAGGGCTTATATCTATAGATGATTTACCATATCAAGATTGGGAAGTTTATCCATTTTTAGAAGTGGTAAATGTAGAAGGTGTAGCATTTTCTCACTACTTCACATCTGGCTTAATGGGTAGACCAATAGGCACAGCTCAACAGATGCTCAACAAGTTACACATGAGCGCATTTGCAGGACATCAACAAGGCCGTCAAGTAGCTTATGGTAAGCGAGCCGATGGCAAGCCCCTCACAGCGATTATCTGTGGCTCATGTTACGAACACGATGAAGAATATTTGGGCGTACAGGGCAACAATCATTTTCGTGGCCTATATATATTAAACGATGTTAAGGATGGGTCGTTTAATGAAGTAGCCGTTCCGCTGACTACAATTGTAGCAAACTACTAAACAAAAAAGAAGAGGCCGAAGCCTCTTAAAATAAACACAGTTGGAGAGTCTGTGTTTGTCTGTAATATTTAGCGTTTTTTTACAAGCAAACTATTTTGCATGAAATAGATTAGACACAAACAAGTAATAAATCCCATAGCGTAAGCTGTAACGTAACACGCTACAAAATCAAAGATTGTTTGAATCATTTTCATCCTTACTGTTGTCTGGGTATTCGCTTAAAGGCAATGCTGGTGGAATCCATTGCTCTTTTTTTTTAACGCCAAATATGCGTTCAAAGGCTATTTCACCTTCTTTAGTTAAACCACGACTGACTAGATTATCGCCAGTATGCTCGTTATAAGACGTTGCCATAATTTTTAAACTCCCCATGTAATTTATTTCTTTCAGAATATATTGCACAACACGCTTCAAAAAAATCATTGAAATAACCAAGACTAATTCTTTTTTTATTGGCATTTATATAAACTTGCCATTTATTATAAGCCTTGTACCAATGCAATCCTTTTACTCCAGAAGTATTATCTTTTCTTTTTCTAGTATTCCATTTATTTTGTGATGAATTGCTTAATCTTAAATTATTAATTGAATTATTACTTGGATTTCCATCAATATGGTCTATTTCATCTTTTGGAAATTCATTATTAACATAAAGCCAAGCAAGATGATGACTTCTATACAATTTATAATTTAATCTTATAAATTTATAACCATTTTCTTTAGTGTAGCCAGCTATTTTATTATTTGATTTCCAAATAAAAATACCAGTTTTTTGGTCATAATGTAATTGTGATTTTAATTCTTTTTGCGTAATCATTTTGAGCATCCTTGTACGATAGTGAGTGAGTGTGTCGGCTATCTAATGGTACAAGCAAAAGATACTTACCTGCGCTCCCGCAACCGACAAATAATTATAACATAATAATTTACGCATAATCCATTAATGTAAATGATGAACCAATTGCCACTACAGTTTTATGTTTCTTTACTGGATTTTGCCAACCATGCCGTCTATCTAACAAACGAATGACTCTGCCATTAGGATGATTAACTACTTCTGACTTATTGCCTTTTCGTTCTTCTCTAATTTTTGCAGCATTAGCAGACCGAAACGATAACAAATCAACAATTTCATCAATAGACTTTGGTACAAACTTAAGGTCAGTTGCTTGCATAATGAAATACTTTTTATTCATTACTGGACAAACTTTTTTCTCTCTAAGTTTAAGAATGTAACCGCTTTCAGATAAGCGACTAAATATCCAATTCATTTTGATATTGTCTAAACTTAATAATTTACATACTCCAGGCACAGACATTGGCTGTTCTTTAAGTATGTTAATAATTTTTTCTCTTAATAAATCTGTTTCATAATATCTTTTATAAATTTCACTCATAATATCTCCATAAATGAGGGTGGGCTACTAACGCTGGTTAATATAAAGTGAGCGCAATATATTATGGTCTGACCTGTCAGACTAATACGCTTTCGCCCATAAATCAGAAAGGCACATCTTCCTCGTCTAAAGGTTGTGGTTGATGACCATTAGACTTGCCAGCTTCTTTAGGTGCTGCATCTTTTTTACCTAGCAATGTAACGGACTGCACCAAACACTCTACAGACGATTTATTTGTACCATCCTTAGCGACATATTCATTTAATGATATTTCGCCATTTAAAGCAATTTGTGTGCCTTTGGTAAGCATTGGCGCAAGAGTTTCACCACGTTTACCAAGAATACTGCAACGTAACCATGTGGTTTTCTTTTTATCGCCATAACCAGATGACAATGCAAAGCTAAAGCCTGCAATTGCTGTACCATCTTTTGTGAAACGTAGCTCCGCATCAGAGCCTACATTACCTACTGCTGATAAATTGTTCATTACTTTCTCCTTTTTTAATTGGTTTTGCAAGTCTATATTTGTCACCTAAATAATCAATAGCTGCTTGCAGTTTCTTTTGATGTTCTTTTGTAGGTTTTGGTGATGCCATTCCATAAAGTGAGCTGATAATCATATTATTTCTCCAAAACATAATTAGCTACATTGCATACTTCATTAAAACGATTTGATACTTCCATGCGTTCAGTTTTAATTTTAATCCCAGCTTGGCGCAATAAATGAACTACTGCTGCTAGTCTGTAGATGCCTAGCTTTGTCCATGCTTCTAATGGGTCAATTTGATTATGCAACTCTAAATGTTCCATCAAACGTGCTTGTTGTGTCAACATTATTTAACCCCTTTTAATGATTCAGAATGTTTCTTAATTGCGCTGCGAGTTTTGCTATCAAGCAAAGTCCATAATGCTAATTTTTCTTCATTTAGCAAGGTTGATGTTTTACCATAAGCATCTTCAACGTGCCCGCCTTCAACATCAGAAATAATATCCATTGCTAAGTCTTTAAGAAACTGTTTAGATTCTTCATCCATTTCATCCATTGCACCAGCCGTAGGTGTTACTGCTTTAGGTGCTTGCACTTTATCTTCTTCTGGCACATCTTCTCCTGCGTAAATGTAAAGACCCAAACCATGTAATGCAATTGCTTTAGCTAAACAACGTTGCATCGCTGTATTAACTGCCATTGAGTCAGGATTTGGTATAGCTTTATTGCGATAGTCCATTACAGGTAACTGAGCAGTCATTGTTTTACCAAAAGCATCTACTGTGCAAAATACCATTAATGTTTCACCAAATTTTTGTGGTTCAGCGTAATACCATGTAGCTGCTGGGTCTTGCATTAATAATTGGTCAACAGCCCAAGCCCATGACAAGTAAGTTAAATTGTTTTTCTTTTCTGTGTGAGCATTAACGTTAATTGCTCGTAGTGTTTGATAGTTACTCATGCTTTCTCCTTAATATAAATTAATTCTTGTTCTGTTAATCTGCAATCTACAAAATCTTCAAAGTTGTCTGTATCTTCCATTTTGTTAATTAGCATAGTGCCGTTGCCAATTGGAAAGTGGTCGTAAAGATATTCAATAAACCTATCTTCATACTTGTCATACATTGCATCATAGTCAAGGTCGCGTTGGCTCATTTCCAATCCTTCCATTCAGCAATAGCACCGAAAACTACAAAGATAAGACAAACTACACAACCGCCCAAAGCCAAAATTAATATATTGTCTAACATGATTAGTTGCTCTCCACTTTAATTAATTCTTTTGTGATTTGTTCAATAACGTAATTGGCTAATACTTCTTGTAGGTCTTGTGTATCGCCAGCAGTTTCAATTGAGATAATAGTTATATCGTATGATGTAGGACTGTCACCAGTACCGTATGGGTCGTTTTCAATCTGACAGTCGTAATATACGTCAAACAAAACACCGAGGACTTCTACTTGTTCTAAACTCATTTTGACTCTCCAATCAAAGTTAATTAGTTACTACAGTTCCTATTCTACATACATAAAAAACGATTGCAACACTTTTTTAACGAATTTATTAAAATAATTTTTAATTAAAAAAATGCTTGCGTAATTTATAAAGCAATTGTTACAATGAGCCATCTACAAAAAGGAGATATAAATGGAAGATAAAATTAGATATATACGGTTTCAATTAATGAGTGGTAAATGGAACATTAGCAAGGTTTGCAAATTAAGTGGCATTAGTAATCCTACTGTATATAAGATAAAAAATGGAAATGGTGACCAGGTAAGACCTTATATTATTGATGCTCTTTATGCTTTTTTTAAAGGAAGCGGTGAGTAATATGGCTGAACGCAGAATGTTTGCTAAAACAATTATAGATAGCGATGCGTTTTTAGATATGCCTTTATCAAGTCAAGCTCTTTATTTTCATTTATCAATGCGAGCTGATGATGATGGATTTATTAATAATGCTAAAAAAATACAGAGAATGTTGGGTTGTGCTGATGATGATTTAAAAATACTTTTGGCTAAAAATTTTATTATCCCTTTTGAAACTGGAGTATGTGTAATTAAACATTGGCGCATACACAATTTAATTCAAAAAGATAGATATAAACCTAGCGTTTACCATGAAGAAAAGGAAAAATTATCTATTAAAAACAACAATGTTTACACAATGGATACAAAATGTTTACAGGATGTATCCAAAATGGAATCACAGGTTAGTATAGGTAAGGCTAGTTTAGTTGAGGAAAGTAAAACAAACCGTGCTGTCGCACTATCGCAAACAGACGAAGATTTTGAAGTATTTTGGAATATGTATCCAAAGAAAAAAGACAAAATTAAAGCTAAAGCAGCTTGGAAAAAAGAAAAGCCACCTATTGATTTAGTATTAAAGGCATTGGAATGGCAAATTAATTCTAAAGATTGGGTTAAAGAAAACGGCAAATTTATTAAATACCCAGAAAGATACATAACACATGGAAGTTGGATGGATGTAGAAAGTGAATCTCAATCAGTAGATTTTACACAATGGTTGGGAATTGGAAAACCCGAACTTAAAATTGTAAAGGACATTGAAAATGACTAATGATGATAAACGCAGATTTTGGAGTATGGTAAATGTTTGCTCTGAATTATATAAACGACCAGAGCTTTCAAAAGAAGCGATTGTTATCTGGTTTGAAAAATTGGCTAGATTTGATTTTAATGTTGTTAGCAAATCTTTTGACAAATGGACTAATGACAATAAAACAATGCCAACACCAGCAGATATTATTGATTTATGCAAATCAGAAGAAGCAAAGCACATACCTGTGATGCTTACACGCAAGTTTACGCTAGAGCAGAAGCAAGAAAATCATCGCAAGCTGCAAGAAGTATTAGCACAACTCAACATCAAGAGGATTGCATGATGGCTGTTTATGTGTTGTTAGATGATGAAGGTCAGCCTGTTAGATATTTTGACCACAATGCACCAGGAACAATTGAGATTGTTGAGCCAAAGCTAACATTAGATGAACTGTTTGAAAAATTCGGAGAATGTTTACTATGACTAAAGACGAAGCTATACACAAAGCATTAAAGGTTTTAAATTGTTTAAACAACGACAGAGTATATGAAACTGCATGGGTAAAAAGTGCAATCAATGCGTGTGAAGAAGTAGTAGATACTTGTGATAAATGTGGAATGTTAAATTGTGAATGTGGAGAACATGATGACCTCTAAAGACGAAGCATTAAAGATGGTGATTAATTGGTTTGAAGGTGGGGATTTTTATTATCCTGAAGAATTGTTAAACGCTTGTAAAGAAGCACTAGAACAACCAGCGCAAGATTATGTATTTATATGTAAAAGATGTGGTGATGATTTAGGAATTGAATATGTGCCTGATGAACAACCAGCGCAAGAACCTGTGGCTTGGGGTAATCCAAAATATAATTATGCTGTTCATCATAAAGTTAAATCAGCATGGCAAGGATTAACGGATGATGTAATTGCAAGTATTTGGATGCACGAAGCAGTACCAATGAACGGACAGGATTTTAAGAGGGTTTATCGTGCTATTGAACAAGCATTAAAGGAAAAGAACACATGAATGAATATATTGCATTTTGGTTAGCCCAATTTATTTCAGCATTGATTGTTGGCAGTTTAGCAATTGTTGGAATGATTTGTTGTATTTATTTTGTAGCATGGCTAAAAAAGCATTAAAGGAAAAGAATTATGGATAAAACAGATATTCAATTTTTATGCCTACTTGGTGTTTATATTGTAGGGTTTATCAATGGTTATTTGTGCCATGTCTAGTACCCCACTTACTAGAAAGCAATGGCTAGAACTTTTGCGTAAGTTATGGCAAGAGTCATTATTGAAAGCATTTTACGAAAAAGAAGATTCTAAAGATGGCTTGCCTTTAATATCTAAAAAGGAAAAGAATCATGTCAAATAGCCTACAAGATTTAGAGCAAGAAGTATTGCAGTGCTGGGGTGTGACGGAAGACTTAAAGTTATTTGCCGATGAGTATAAGCACTGTGATGTGGACGTTTATAACAAGGCTTTAGGTCTAGCTTATGTATACGAAATGCGGTTCAATAAAGCATGGATTACATATGAAAAATTAGTAGAAGAATATTATTCCAAAAAGGAAAAGAATCATGGAAGCTAAATACTTACAGATGCTAGGTCGTGCAGTAAGAAACATTTGTGTTGATGACAAAGAAGCATTAACTAACGAAGAAGTAGGCACAATTATTTATCAATACATACAAGCGTTAGAAAAAGAATCTATGCGTGATGCTAGAGAAGTTAAAAACAAGGAACAATTATGAACAAATTAGAAAAGATTGAATACAAGTCACACATCTTAAACAAAAAAATGTTAAAGGCGTGGGCGCAACACAAAGACAAAAAAGCAAAAAAGGTATGGTGGAAAATTATTAAGTTATCGTTAATCTGGAAAAAGTTAAAGGAGCTTTAATATGGATGCAATTACAGGCGTAAGAAGGCAGATGAAAGAACTTGCGGATGGCACAATTCGTGTCACCGTTGACATTGATATGCAGTTTAAAGATGCGTTTTTAGCAAACTTTCCTATTGATACACCAATAGCAATAGTGCGTATGACACAAGAAGCATCTGCTAGACAATTGCGAGCTAACATTGTCAGTCAAGAAAACAGAATGAATGGTTTGGGTTTATTGGCTGTTCGCTGGTGTAAAGAAACAATGTTCTGGGAATGGCTAGAGGATAATTTTGGCAATGAGATTGATTCTGAAGAAGATGCAGCAGATGCAGTTAAAGCTATTTGCAACATTGAAAGCCGTAAAGAGTTAAATACAAACGCACCAGCTGCAGAATTTTTTAATAAACACGTTCGCATCCCTTACATGAACTTTTTAGAAGAATTGAAAGACGCATGAATTACTTATCAGTATGTAGTGGCGTAGAAGCGGCAACTGTAGCTTGGCATCACATGGGATGGAATCCTGTAGGATTTTCTGAAATTGAAAAATTTCCTAGTCAATTACTTGCACATCATTATTCAAACGTTACTAATTATGGTGACATGACAAAATTTAAAGAATGGAATTTAGATGATTCAATTGAACTTTTGGTCGGTGGAACACCTTGTCAATCATTTTCCATTGCAGGACTTAGAAAAGGTTTGGCAGACCCTCGTGGAAACCTCATGCTTACCTATCTCGCAATGGCTGATAAATTTAAACCCAAGTGGCTTTTATGGGAGAACGTACCAGGCGTATTGTCTAGTAACAGAGGAAGTGACTTTGCAGCCTTACTTCAAGGGTTGGCTCAACTCGGGTATGGGTTCGCCTACAGAGTTCTTGACGCTCAATATTTCGGAGTGCCACAAAGACGCAGGCGTGTGTTCGTTGTCGGATGTCTTGGAGACTGGCGAAGTGCAGCAAAGGTACTTTTTGAGTCAGAAAGCCTGTGCAGGGATATTACGCCGCGCAGAAGTAAGAAACAAGGAGCTTCCGATTGGCCTAAAAATTGCGCTTCAACACTCAATGCAAGTTTTGGAAACAAACAAGGATTAGAAAATCAACACATAAATAGCGGTGCGCCATTGTTTGTGCCAACTGTTTACGAAACACATCCTGCTGATAGTCGAGTAAAAGAAATGGGCGATGTATGTCAAACAATAACATCAAGCTGGGGAACAGGTGGTGGCAATGTTCCTATAGCTACTGCTTATAACATTACATTTTGTGATGCTAATGGAACTCGTAAAGATAGACCTGATAATGGACTGTATGTAAATGAAACTGATACATCAAATACATTAACAAGAGCAGGTGTTGGAACTAATGCTTTACAAAATATGCGTGTTCGTAGATTAACTCCTATAGAATGTGAAAGATTGCAAGGATTTCCTGACAACTACACAAACACACCGACATCAAGCGATAGCACAAGATACAAAGCGCTTGGTAATTCAATGGCAGTTCCTGTAATGAAGTGGATTGGAGAAAGAATTAATGAAGTGGAAAAAATGGGGTGAATACGCATTAATTAGCGAATGTGGTAAGTATTCGATAGCAAAGACAGGGCCAGCAGATGATTACATTTATCATGTATTCAGACTTGCTGGCTATAACAAGAAAACTGATTATCACAAGGCAGAGCCATTGTTGACGTTTAGGTCAGCAGCGGAAGCCAAAATCTACTGTGAGAAAATAGATGCAATTAAAACCACCAAAGCAAAAGAAGTGTAAAATATGTGGAGATAAGTTTGACCCATTAAAACCATTGCAGTCGGTTTGTGGGTTTAACTGTGCAGTAGCAATGGCAACAAAGCAGCGTGAGTCAAAGGAACGTAAAGAATACAAGGAGAAAAAAGTCAAACTCAAGACCAAAGCTGATTGGTTGAGAGAGGCGCAAACCATTTTCAATCGTTGGATAAGGCTTAGAGATGAAAAAGACCCATGTATCAGTTGTGGGCGATACCACACAGGTCAATATCACGCAGGTCATTATAGAACTGTTGGCTCTGCTCCAGAATTGCGTTTCTGTGAGGACAATTGCCATAAGCAATGTGTCGTATGCAATCACCATTTATCAGGAAACATCATACTCTACAGACAATCGCTTATTAAAAAGCTAGGTCTAGCGCAGTTAGAATGGCTTGAGGGTAAACATGAACCAAAGCATTATACGATTGAAGAAATAATTGAGATAAAAAAGAAATATTCTGATAGAATAAAATTTCACAACTCTGCGGTATAGAGTTATAATTTAATTAATTTGCAAATTAATAGGAATAAAATCATGGGTATTAAAGATACAAAGCCAGCTAAAGGCGAAACAGGCGAGAAATTGCCTAAAGGTGTAAACGCATCTGATATGTCAGGTGAACGTAAAGGCAAGCTAAAAGGTGGCGTTGCTATGGGTAAAGAAGATGGTATTGGTGGTCGTGAACCAAGCCACGCTGGCATGAACGATGGTCGTTTAGGCGAGTTTAAAGGCGGTGCGCGTGAGCATGAATGTTACTCACACAAACGTACTGAACACGCACAAGACAGTATGTAGTAAAAACAAACCCCCAATGGTGGAGAAGCCAAAGGGGGTTCTAATCACATTATGAAGGGGCATAACATGACTGAAGTTGATTCTAAACAAAAATGTATCTCTTGTAAATTCTTTATTACAGGGGGCATACTAGGCGAATGTCATCGCTTTCCACAGTCAATCAGTAAACATGAGAACGACTGGTGCGGAGAATACTCAAAAAATCACAATTATGTAGCTACAATTATTCCTATCGTTAATATATTTGACGATGAACGTGCAGGTATTGTGCAGGGAAATATTGAGCCAGCTAAAAAACGTGGCAGACCAGCGAGGGCAGCATAATGAAATTCAAACCAATGCGCGACAAAATATTAGTTAAGCCTGATGTAAGGGAACTATCTAGCGTTCTTATTGTAGACAACAAAGAAGCTGAAAACATGGGTACAGTTATAGCTGTTGGCCCTGGCGTTAAATTAATTGATGACAAGCGTGAAGAGATGCCAGTTGAAGTTGGCGCAAGAGTTCGCTTTGGCACAATGAACGATGACCCTAAAGATGAATATCTTAAATACTTTCCTTATGTAGAAGATGGCGTTAAATATTTGGTGCTTTCGTGGCGCGATGTGTGTTTTGTAGAGGAAAATGAGTAATGTATTACGTTTATCAACATAGAAAAGCTGATAGCAATGAAATATTTTATGTTGGAAAAGGTAAGGGCAAACGATTAACTGGATTGCAAGGAAGAAATAAGTATTGGAAAAACACAGTTAATAAACATGGTTTTATTGCTGAAATTATTAAAAACAATTTAGATGAAGAATTTGCTTTATTAATTGAAATGGAACTTATAGATACTTATCGTAAACGTGGTATCAATTTAGTTAATCTTACTAATGGTGGCGAAGGTTCTTCTGGTCATAGTCATCCAGTATCAGAAGAAAATAAAAAAAAGCACTCACAATTTATGATTGGTAATCAATATGCTAAAAACTGCATAATTCCTGAGAAAACTAGAAAGGCTGTTGCTGAAGCGAATAAGCGCAGAAAAGGAATACCAACAGGAATAGCTACTTTTGCAGGCAAGAGTCATACTGAAGAACACAAAAAGTATATAAGAGAGAAAATGAAAGGCCGTGTATTTTCAGAAGAAACAAGACTTAAAATGAGTATGGCTCAAAAGAAAAGATTTGCTAAATAATGCAATTTATTAGACTTCACATGACTGTGGAAGATGACGAAACTGATAGTATTCAGACACTTGTTATTGCTACAGTTGACACCGAAGGATATATAGAACTAACATCTTTTATTGAAAACGAATTAATAGTAGTAGATAGTTTGTACGACATAGCAGAATTTATTGAAGATAACTTAGACCCAGATAGAAGGAACGCATCATGCCACTAAAGAAATCAACAAGTAAAAAAGCATTTAAAGAAAACATTGAAACTGAAATCAAAGCAGGCAAACCACCAAAGCAAGCTGTGGCAATTGCCTATTCTGAAAAACGTGAAGCAACTAAAAAGAAAGCGAAAAAATAATGGCTATTACACTAGAGTTAGAAGTAAACGAGATTGAGATTGCATTGAAGCATTTATCTGCTGGTGCATTTATTGAAGTATCACCAGTTATCTGCAAAATTCGTGACCAAGCATTGCCACAAGTTGCAGCTCAACAAGCTCAAGGTCAAACAGTAAGTGTTGCACCAACAGATACAGCATCTGGTACTGCACCTGTAGACGAAAGCATTGTTCAAGAAGTAACATCTGCTTAAAAATTAATCACTTATAAATTGAGTTAATATGGCAGGCGCACCAGAAGGAAATCAAAACAATAAGAAGGGCAAAATGTTCTATGATGCTCTGCGTAAAGTTTTGATACAGAACCCAAGCAAACTCTCTAGTATTGCAGAAGGCTTAATTGAAGCTGCTGATGCTAGAGAGCCGTGGGCTGTAAAAGAGCTTCTTGATAGAGTAGATGGTAAAGCTGTTCAATTCCAAGAAATAACAGGAGCTGATGGCGAAGCTCTACAAGGTATTCAAGTTGTATTCTTAGACGCAAATCAACCTGATGAGCAATGAGTTAGTTCAATCTGCGTTAGCTAAAGCGCAGTTCCCTATGAAGTTAAAGTGTCTGTTTGATAAGGCACGTTACAAAGTATTATATGGTGGTCGTGGTGGTGCTAAATCATGGGGTATTGCAAGAGCATTGCTGATACTTGGTGCTAAAGACCAATTGCGTATACTTTGCGCTCGTGAGTTTATGACATCAATGAAAGACTCGGTTCATAAGTTATTAAGCGACCAGATTGATGACTTGGGTATGTCTAGCTTCTATGAGATAACGCAAGCATCTATCCGTGGTAAGAACGGAACAGAGTTTAGCTTTGTCGGTCTAAAAAACAACACAGCCAACGTAAAGTCTTTTGAAGGTGTAGATATATGCTGGGTGGAAGAGGCTCAGACAGTATCAAAGCGTTCATGGGATATTCTTATTCCTACCATTCGTAAAGAGCAATCAGAAGTATGGATTAGCTTTAACCCAGAGCTTGAAACAGACGAAACGTATCAACGCTTTGTTATTCATGCGCCAAGCAACGCAATTGTTCAAAAGATTAATTGGTCAGACAATCCCTGGTTTCCCGAAACGCTACGCATGGAAAAGGATGCGCTCAGACAACGTGATATAGAAAGCTATAACACAGTTTGGGAAGGCGTATGTCGTATGACTGTTGATGGTGCTATCTTTGCAAGAGAGATGCAAGCAGCAGAAGCCACAGGTCGCATTACTAACGTCCCACACGATGCAAGTAAGCCAGTTCACGCTGTGTTTGACTTAGGTTGGGCTGACCATACAGCTATTTGGTTTGTGCAGTTCATTGGCATGGAAACACGCCTAATCAACTATATGCAAGACACGCAAAAAACTATGTCTCACTATCTAGCTGAAATGCAAAAATTAGGCTATATTTATGATACTATACACTTGCCACATGATGCACAATCTAAAACCATTGGCTCTAATGGCAGAAGTATCGAGGAAATCGTTAGAAATGCTGGCTATAAAACTAATGTATTGCCGAGAGTTCCTGTTGTCGATTCTATTAACGCTGCACGAACAATCTTTACTAGCTGTTACTTTGACAGAACAAATTGTGACGAGGGATTACAATGCCTTAGGCATTATCGCTATGATGTTGACCCAGACACTAAGATGTTCAGCCGTGTTCCACTACATGACGTTTATTCTCATGGTGCGGATGCTTTTAGGTATATCGGCTTAATGATTAACGATACTAAAGAACGTAAGAAACCTAAACCACAGAATAATTATGGCGCGAGCTGGATGGGCTAAGTATGGCAAAGACACCTGAGAAATCTATTGATTACAATGATGAGAACGACCCTCGAATTGAGGATGCCAAACAGTTCTTACAGTTTGCTAACGAAGCAGACCAAAATAATCGCTCAGAAGCACTAGAGGACTTAAAGTTCGCTGCTGGTGACCAATGGCCTGTAGAAATCCAAAACTCACGCACACTAGAAGCTAGACCATGTTTAACAATTAACAAGGTTGATGCTTACTGCCGTCAAATCGCTAACCAACAACGTCAACAACGCCCACGCATGAAAGCGCATGGCATGAACACGCAAGCCGATGAACACATGGCTGACGTTATCTCTGGAATTTTTAGACACATTGAGGTGCAATCAGATGCGGATGCTGCTTACGATACTGCTTTCGACTTTGCTGTTCGTATGGGTTGGGGTTATTTCCGTATTACTACTGATTATTATAAAGATGATTCGTTTGACCAAGAAATTTATATTAAGCCCATCGACAACCCATTTACAGTTTACTTTGACCCAAACTCAACAATGCCTGATGGCTCAGATGCGGAAAAAGTCTTAATCACTACTGTAATGAGCAAAGCAGCGTTTAGGAAGCAATATCCTGATGCTGATGATGGCACAGGCTTCACACAACGTGGCACAGGCGATACGCTATCCGAATGGATTATGAAAGACGATATACGTCTAGCTGAATATTTCTATGTAGAACGCGAAGCAGCTACGTTGGTGCTACTCTCTGATGGCACTTCTGCATACGAAGATGAATTGACTGAAGAAATCCGTGCTGCAATGGAAGAACAAGGCGTAACTATTGTAGATAAACGCAGGTCAATTCGTAAATCAGTTAAATGGTGCAAGTTGACAGGTATCCAAGTGCTAGAAGAAGGCACATGGGCTGGCAAATACATTCCAATCATTCCTGTTTATGGTCAACAATTAACAGTAGAAAACAGACGTAAGAAGTTTGGTCTAGTGCGCTTTGCTAAAGACCCACAACGTATGTATAACTTCTGGACAACATCTATTACCGAGTCAGTAGCTCTAGCACCAAAAGCTAAATGGTTGCTTGCTGAAGGTCAAGATGAAGGCCACGAAAACGAATGGGCAATGGCTAACATCAAAGCGATGCCAGTTCTACGCTACAAACAGACAGATATTGATGGTAGACCAGCACCTGCACCACAACGCTTGCAACCAGAACCACCACCAACAGGTATTATGGCAGCAGCAGCAGGTATTACGTCAGACTTGCAACAAGTAGTAGGTATCTTTGACCCTAATCAATTGCCAACAGGTAACATTAGCGGTAAAGCATTGCAAGGTCAGCAACAACAGATTGACATGACCAACTTCCATTACTATGACAACTTGACACGCTCTATTCGTCAAGCTGGTCGTGTAATCTTAGACTTAATTCCTAAAATCTATGACCGTGAGCGTGTATTGCGTATCATTGGCGATGATGGAAAACCTGAGTTATTGACGATTAATCAGTTTGGCAAAGATGAAGAAGGCGTTGAGCGTGTATTAAACGATGTCACTATTGGTGAATATGACGTAGTGATGGAAACAGGCCCAGGCTACAACAGTAAACGTCAAGAAGCTGCTGAAGCAATGATGGCTGTAATTCAAGCTGACCCAACGCTAATGCCACAAATCGGTGACTTGGTATTCCGTACTATGGACTTCCCTGGTGCTGAAACGATTGCTGACCGCTTGGCTACTAATAATCCATTGGCTCAAGTTGATGACAAGTCTAAAGTGCCACCACAAGTTCAAATGCAACTTAAAAACTTGCAAGCACAATTACAACAAGCGCAACAAGTTAATCAACAATTGCAACAAGACTTACAATTTAACAAGTCTGTGGCACAAGTTAAAGAAGATGGTGCAACTAAACGTGAATTGATGAAACAAACTGCTAAAGCACACGATATTGAATTGCGTGATGCAGAACGCAGACACGATACTGAGATGCGTACACATACTCAAGCACACGACACAGTTATTAAGACACAAACACAGCTTGAAATTGAACACATGAAAGCACAATTAGCTTTAGTTTTGGCGCATATTAATAAGACAAGCGAAAAAGCATCAGAAGCTGAAGCAATTGAAAGAGCAATTTAAGTCATAAAACTAAACTATTAGTTTAGATATATTGATAAATTTAAACTATTATGTTATAAAGCGTTAAACCTACCAATGGGTTCATTGGGTATATTTCTTGGAGTCATCCATGTCAGAGCAACAAGTAGCAAATGTATTAACTTCTGAAAACTCAGAAGCGTTTTATGCACAGAAGCTAGGTCTAGCTGAACAAGCCCCAGTTGAGGCTGTAGTTGAGGAAACTCCTACAGAGCCGACTGCGGAAGCTGAAGAACAGAGTGGACAAGAAGCTGAAGAAATTAAAGCAACAGAAGAAAAAAAACCAAACCCAAAACTTGAAAAGCGGTTTAGTGAACTTACTAAGCAACGTGAAGAAGCGCGTAAAGAAGCGCAACGTGAACGTGAGCAACGTGAGTCATTAGAGAATCGTTTAAGAGAGTTAGAAGGAAAAGCTGCACCTGCTCCTGTAGAAATACAAGAAAATGTGAAGCCACAGCCACATCAATTCAATGATGCTTTTGAATATGCAGAAGCGTTAGCGGAATGGTCAACTGAACAAGCGTTAATTAATAGAGATAAGCAAGAAGCTGAACGCAAAGCACAAGAAGAACGCAACAAGGTCATTGATGACTGGAATAAGCGTTTAACTGAAGCTAAAGCAGAGTTACCAGACTTTGATGATATGGTTGCAAGTTCTGATGTGAAAGTTAATGACACTATCAGAGATGCAATTTTAGAGTCAGATGTAGGCCCACAAATCCTATATCACTTGGCTGAGAACCCTGAGATTGCTGAAAAGCTAAATTCTGCATCTGCTATTAGCGCACTCCGTCAAATTGGTCGTTTGGAAGCACAGTTTGAGCGTAAAGAAGCTCCTGTCGCTGAAACTAAACCTTCTGTCGCTCGCAGTAAAGCACCAGCACCTATTAATCCTATTAAGGGTTCATCAGGCGTTGTAGATGTGGGCGTAGATTCCAATGGTGAATTTCATGGAACATATCAACAATGGCGTGAAGCTCGTAAAGCAGGAAAAGTAAGGTAGCTGATGCAAGGTATATACCTTATAAGGCAAATAGAAACAGGCCGTAGTTATATTGGTAGTTCAGTTAATATTGAACGCAGATGGAAAGAACATCGCCAACGTATCAAAAACGGTACGCATCCTGCTAAACATTTAGCAAATGCTTTTAATTTTTACGGTGAAGAAGCGTTTGAATTTGTTGTATTAGAAGAATGTGATATAAGCGATGAAGCTGTAAGAATAGAACGTGAAAATTATTGGATGTTATTAATTCAACCAATTTTCAATTCTGCTCCTGTAGCTGGCTCGGTACTTGGTTTGAAAAGGTCTGAAGAAGTCCGAAAAAGAATGAGTGAAGCGCAAAAAGGTCGCCCAAGCCCATTAAAAGGAGTTCCAAGAACAGAATCAGCCAAAGCTGCTATATCTGCTGGTAAAAAAGGTAAAAAATTGTCGGTTGAGCATATAAATAATATGAAAATTGCTTTAAAAGGAAGAGTTAGCCCAAGAAAAGGGGTAACGCTTTCTGATGAAACAAAATTAAAAATATCTATAGCAAAAACCAAAAACAAATCAGCACTTTTATAGAAAAGGATTTAAATCATGGCAAATAACTTGCTCACGATATCGAAAATTACTAATGAAGCCTTAATGGTTTTGGAGAATGAATTAACATTTACATCTGAAGTTGACCGTAACTATGATGACCAATTCGCTGTTGTTGGCGGTAAAATTGGTAACACAGTGAACGTTCGTCGTCCAGGTCGTTTCATCGGTACCACTGGCCCTGCATTGAACGTTGAAGATTTCAACGAAACATCAGTACCAGTAACATTGTCAACACAGTTCCACGTTGATACTCAATTCACTACACAAGATTTGGCATTATCTTTAGATATGTTCTCTGACCGTGTATTGAAACCAGCAGTAGCAGCAGTAGCCAACAAGATTGACCGTGACGGCTTAGTAATGGCTAAAAATAGCACAGCTAACATCGTTGGTACAGCAGGTACACCACCTACAGGTTTGATTACATATCTAACTGCTGGTGCTTATCTTGACTCTGAAGGCGCACCACGCGATGGCCGCCGTTCATGCACAGTTGAGCCATTCACAGCAGCTACTATCGTTGACAGCTTGAAAGGTCTATTCGTACCACAAGAAGCTATTGGCGAACAATATCGTAAAGGCTTGATGGGTCGTGACTCAGCAGGTATGAACTGGAAAATGGACCAGAACGTTGTTTCACATCAATTCGGTTCATATTCATCAGCAGTTCTATCATGTAACGTAACAACAGCAACTGGCTTCTTGACAAGTGGTTGGGCTTCTAGCTCTAACATCACTATCGCTGCTACTTCTGCTGGTTCAGCAGCATTGAATCAAGGTGACGTTATCACTATTGCTGGCGTATATGCAGTCAACCCACAAAACCGTCAAGCATACGGCTCTAACAAGTTGCGTAACTTTGTTGTGAACTCTGCTGTAACTGTTCCATCAAGCGGTTCTGTAACTGTGAACGTATCTCCAGCCGTTATTACTGCTGGTCAGTTCCAAAACGTTACTGTAACTTCAACTGGTTCACAATCAGTAGTTCCATTCAATAACACAGGCGTAGTATCACCACAAAACATTATCATGCACCGCAACGCATTTACACTTGCTTGTGCTGATTTGGAATTGCCAGATGGCGTTCACTTTGCTGGTCGTGCAAGCGATAAGGAAATTGGTTTGTCAATGCGTGTTGTTCGTCAATACACAATTAACAATGACTCAATTCCTACTCGTTTAGATGTGTTGTACGGTTGGGCTCCACTCTACCCAGAGTTGGCTTGCCGCGTAGCAGCTTAATGAATAAGGGGGATTAAGTTCCCCCTGTTTAACATTTAATTAAAGGAAAAAATCATGGCGAATCCAGGTCCAGCAACCACCGTTTCAGCTCACCCACAGTTATTAAACTCTAATCAAGCAGTTCGTTTGTTAGCAGTTTACAAGGGTGTTAGCACAGCGGCAGCAGGCGATACACAATTACCTATTATTGATAGCACATCTTACTCTGTTCAAAACATTGTAGTGACTAACGCTAACAATAACGGTACAACTGCTGACGTTCACACAGTAGTATTTGGTCTTTACACAGCTCCAGCACAAGGCGGTACTGCTGTTTACTCAGCAACAGCTTTGACTAGCGTAACAGGCTCTACAGTTGTTGATGTAATCAGCCCAACAACTACTGCTGTTCAAACTGCTCAAAATCTATACGCAAACATCTCAACACCATTCGTTGCAGCAACGGTTGATGTTTATGTTTACGGTTACGATTTTAGCTAGTAAAACAATGTAGTAATGGAGAAAGGCTACTCTCAAAAAGGGTAGCTTTTTTTCTATTTAAAGCTATAATTAACCATCTTTCTGCAAAGGAAAAATCATGTCATCTACTACTATCACTCGTGGTAACTCACACGAAACTTTTTACATTCAACCAACTTTAGACAATACATCTAACTCATTGGCTGCTAACACAACTACTGCTGTTACTTACACAATCCCTGGCATTTTAGCTACTGATATTGTGACTGTAATCGGTGCTGTTGGTACTCAAACTGCTGGTGTTGTTATTGCTGAAGCTGATGCTACTGCTGCTAACACAATTCAAGTTCAATACGGTAACTTAACTGCTACTGCTACTTTAAAACCTGTATCTGGTGCTTACATTCTCCAAATTACTCGTCTTGAAGGCCCAGCTCCTGCAACTGCTGTTTAAGGATAAATCATGGCTAATACATCAGTTATTCGTTTAGCAGGTAAAACGTATGGTTTTTCAGTAACTTCTACATCTTACGCATCAACTTTGATTGATGACACGACAAACGACCAAGTAAACTACGCTTCATTCTTGAACGTGGGTTCTGGTGCTTGTTTAGTAAGATTTACGAATTACTCACCATGTCCTGCCGCTGTTTGGGCTGCTGATGGAACAGCACAAGAAGGCTTTGTGTTGCCGCCATTGATGGAAGTGCCAATCGTTATTGCTGTACCAACCACACCGTTTTACATGACTGCTGTTTGTCCATCAGGCTCTACGACAACACTTTATGTAACACCATGTGCTGACCAGTCATAGGAGCTTATTATGGCTAATCCAGGTGTAGCAAATAGTGCAGTAACCAATATTGTTCCAGTTCAAGGTGTTTTTGACCAAAATGGTGTATGTATCAGCTTAATTGGCCCTGGTGGTGAGTATTTTAATGCTCCATTACCTTCTACAATTACTGCTACAAACATTTATGCTACATCAGAGATTGGCTATAACGGTGGCAACTTTGGCACAGTAACGCAAGCTAACAATAAGACTACTGGTGTGACAATTAACACATCATCTGGTCAAATTATTACTGCAAACTCACAATTAGCACCAGCAGCTCAAGCATTATTTGTAGTTACAAATAGTCAAGTAAGTGCTAATGACAACGTAATCTGTTCTATCGCTTCTGGTGGAACTGTGGGTGCATACAATGTATTTATTGCAGCAATTGCTAACGGCTCATTCTCTGTAATCATTAAAAATAGTACCAATAATGCTTATAGTGAATCAGTAACTATCAATTACTCAATATTGCATACAGCATCTTAAAGGAAATTGGATGTCAGACCCTGCTAAAACCATAGACCAGAATATTCTGCCCGTACAGGCGTTATTCAATCTTGATAATAGTTTTAATACTTTTATCGGGCAGGGTCAGCCATTCTACGCAACAATTAATCCTATTCAATCAGGATTAACAATTACAAATAGCACGATTGATAGCTCATCTATTGGTTCAATTAGTGCTTCTACTGGCGCATTTACTAATGTGTCAATGTTGACAGGTCAAATTACAACAACACCTAGTGGCAACACAGACATTGCTAATAAATTTTATGTAGATACAGTTGCTCAAGGTCTAGGCCCTAAAGCAGCATGTAAATGTGCTACTACAGTTAGCATTACATTGTCAGGTTTACAGACCATTGATGGCTACACTACGTTGGCTGGCGATAGAGTATTAGTAAAAAATCAAGGTTCTAGTCAATACAATGGTATTTATAACGCTTCTGCAAGCACTTGGACTCGTGCAACTGACATGGATGTATGGTCAGAAGTGCCAGGCGCATACACAGTCGTTTTAAATGGTGGTCAAGCTAACACAGCATGGGTATCAACATCTGCTGACACAGGTACTATTAACGTAACGCCAATTACTTGGGTATTATTCTCAGGCGTTTCTACTTATACAGCAGGAACAGGCTTAACTTTAGCTGCCAATCAGTTTTCTATTACAAATACTGGCGTTACATTAGGTTCTTATGGCTCTGCATCAAGTGTTGGCACATTTACTGTCAATGCTCAAGGTCAATTAACTAACGCAAGTAGCACATCTATTGCGATTGCGGCATCACAAGTTACTAGCGGAACGATTGCATCTAGCTTAATTAGTGGTTCATACACAGGAATTACTGGAGTAGGAACACTAACAGCAGGTACATGGAACGCCACTCCAATTGCTAATAGCTATTTAGCTAATTCTAGTATTACGATTAATGGTAATTCAGTCAGTTTAGGCGGTTCTACAACAGTTACAGCTAACACACCAAACGCATTGACGTTTAATAATAGCGGAACTGGTGCAGCATCTGGAATTACGTTTAATGGTGGTACTGCACAAACTATTTCTTACAATACTGTAGGCGCACCATCAACAACAGGTACAAACGCATCTGGAACTTGGGGTATTGGCATCACAGGTAACGCAGGAACAGTCACCAATGGTGTTTATACGACTGGTAGCTATTCAAATCCTGCATGGATAACATCTATATCAGGTTCTATTGTAAGTGGTGCTGTGGCTTCTGCTACGCTTGCTACAACAGCAACTAATATTGGTGGTGGTTCTGCTGGTGCTTTGGCTTATAACACAGGTGTTGGTGCTACAACATTTTTAGCGTTAGGAACGACTAATTATGTGCTAACTGCTGGTGCTTCTGCGCCACAATATGTTGCTCAATCTACTTTATCTGTAGGTTCAGCAACTACAGCGACTACTGCAACTAATTTAGCTGGTGGTGGTGCAGGATATATTCCTTACCAATCAGGCGCAGGTTCAACATTATTTTTAAGTGCTGGAACTACAGGTCAAGTATTAACATCTAATGGCACTAGCGCACCTACTTGGACAACTCCAACGGCTTACGCAACAGTCACAGACGATACAACTACTAACGCTGTTCGCTATCCATTATTTGCTAATCAAACTAGCGGTAATATTTCTACTGAATATACAAGTTCTACTAAATATCAGTTTAATCCATCAACAGGTTTATTGACTGCAACAGGATTTAGTGGCTCTGGCGCAAGTTTGACAAGTTTAACTGCTGGTAACTTATCAGGCACAATTCCTAGTGGCGTATTAGGTAATTCATCACTATATATTGGCACGACTGCTGTACCACTCAATGCGGCAAGCGGTAGCATTACTTCACTTGCAGTTAATATCTCAGGGTCAGCAAGTAGCGCATCTACAGCCACCACAGCAACAAATGCTACTAATACTGCAATTACTGACAATACAAGTTCTGTTTCTACTTGGTATCCAACAATTGTATCTGCTACCACAGGAAATTTGCCACAAACTACTAGCTCAACTAAATTAAGTTTTGTTCCATCAACTGGAGTATTATCAGCAACATCATTTACAGGTGCTGGTACAGGC